TGGGGGAGCGGCTGGTAATCTGGCCGCTCAAGCAGGTGTACGATTTCACGACGCACACGCTATCCAATCTGGAAGAGACACACACACTGGACGACGCAACGATATTAATAGCCGATGACGAATACCGGTTTGAGGATTCTCTAACCTCGTATGATGCGGCACAGCCACTGCTTACAAATTTCCGAGCGGGAGACAGTATCACAGTATCCGGGCTGACTGTTCATCCTGAAAACAACAAGACAGTAATCATCGACGCGGTTGAACCCTTCTGGATATTCCCAAGTACTCCTGGGCCTGCGGTACAAAGTCAAAAACTAGTGTTTCTGCCGCATACATTCAGCGCGATCAGTTATAGATATGAATCCGATGATACGCTTCCGGCGGATTCCTATTATTTTCAAACAGAACACAATATATACACATTTACCACAACGGCCGCGATTCAAACCCCTATACTGGTCTTCGCAGGCGAAGGGGCTACGAGCATAACTTCCCCGCTGGATCCGAGCTTGAGCATTAGCGTCTCCCAGAATTATGACGGCACACAAACTTATTTAGCTTTTGTAGATGAAGAACAAAATAGCATAGATGCGAGCGGCGTTACCTTGACACGCAGCGTTCCGGACTTGGACTTCATCTGTTCCAACGAAAACCGCGTGTGGGGCTGCAAGGGCGATACGATCTACTGCAGCAAACTTGGTGATCCGTATAACTGGTATGTATTCAATGGATTGAGTACTGACTGCTGGTCGGTGGAAACCGGCACAGACGGAGAATTTACCGGCTGCTGTTCCTATCAAGGCTACCCGACATTTTTCAAGGAAGGCAACGCATTCAAGGTCTTGGGCGATACCCCACAGAACTTCACACTGCGGCGGCAGAATGTGGTCGGCGTGGCGAAAGGCTGTCACCATACGATTACGGAGATCCGCGGCCTGCTGTACTACGTTTCAAGCATCGGCGCGGTGCGGTGGAACGGCGGCGACTACCCGGACATCATATCGCATGCGCTTGGAGCATCGGTAGGCCAGGCGGCGGGGAATGCATCCGGTGGTACGGACGGCATCCGGTACTTCCTGGAGCTGATGCACACGGGGAAGTATTACGAAAACGGCAAACCTGAGTGGGGAACAAAGGATCGCATCTTCACTTATGATACGCGCTTCGGAACATGGCACGAGCTGGAAGGGGTCACCGAAGATCGAGAGATCACCTTCGCAGGTGACGGAGCGAATTACTACATGATGGGCTACCATGGCGGCACGGACATATATGCTCTGGCCCAGCCGCTTGGAACTGCAACAGGAAATGATTGGCGATTGATTTTTGCAGATTCGACCCGGTATTACAAGACATCCCTGACCGGCAGCGAATCGAAGAAGGGCGTACTGCGGATGCTGATCCGCTGCAGGCTGGCGGGAAGCATGAAGGTCTGGATCGCCTACGACGGCGGGGAATTCGAGCAGGCAGCGGAATTCGGCGGCGACGACGGCCTTCCCAAAACGAGCAGGGTGGTCCCGCTGATCCTTCGGCGCTGCGACTTCTGGCAGCTCAGACTCACAGGCACGGGCGACGCGGTGATTTACTCCATAGCCGTGGAAAAGTACGGCGGCGAATGGCAGCAGGCATAAAAGGGGGAATTTGACTTGGCGTATAAAGCGACATGGAAAGTCATGCAGGAAAACGGGGCGACGGATGATGAGATCATGCAGGTGCTTCAGGGCGGATCCGTCCCGCAGAGCTACCTTGACAGGGAAGCGCAGAAAGCTGCGGCGGCGTCTGCAGCCCAGCCGACCTATTCACTCCCGGAGCGGTGGTTCAACGGAATGTCCCGGATGAACGCAGACAGCGGCTGGGTGATCGATAGCTCCAATTCCGGGGACTGGCAGAAGGTAGCCCAGCTTTATAACTCCGGCAACACACAGGGGGCCATTGATCTGGCGAACCAGCTATCTGGCAGCGGGCAGTTCAGCGGCTACTGGGACGATGACGGCAAGTACTGGGGCTATGCACAGGGCTACTCCGGGGGAGCCAATGCCAGCATGCAGCCGGTGGTCGGCAATCAGCTCCTGACGCCGAAGGGCCTGGAAGCTGAGAACACGAATCTCTGGCTCACCCCTGACGGCAAAGTGCTGAACTCCGGATCAAACGGCGCGCTGACGAACAACGGAGAAACCTGGGGAACTTATAAGGGACCCCAGTACAGCGGCCGATGGTTTGAGACCGACGCAGCCAAGGCTGGCCCAACCGTCGTGGACCAGGTTGGATACTGGCTGGAAACCTATCCCGAAGCTGCGAGCGGTCTCTACAATAACCCTACGCAGGATACATACACACCATACCAGCAGGTACTGAACAGCTATGACAGCACATCTGCAGGGAACTACATCCCGTCTCAGCCGCAGGCCATGAGCTATCAGGAATATCTGAATCAGAACGGCGGCGGCAAGTCTGCCAGTCTGAGCGCACCTACTGCGTATGATCCGAATAGCGATACCCTCTGGCAGAAGTATCTGAAAGAGTACGGCAATGCCAAGGCGCCGGAATACGCAGGGGATCCCTACCAGGCCCAGCGTGACGCGGCTCTGGCGGCCTACGGGGAGAAGTGGGGCGGCTCTGAGTACCAG